CGCTCAAAAAGGAAGGTACACCGCTTGATATCTTTACGAGCGCGGTACGAGCGGAATTATTCCCGAAACTTGTTGATGTGGTACCTGACGCAACAAAATTGGTGGACGAACTCTCGACTCGAACAGATGCGATGACATACGTAGACACGACATCCAAATTGTCCACGTACACTTTTGAGGTTGAGCCTGCATTGAAATAGTTTACGACACCCGTGTCTTTATTGACAATAACGCCTTGATGCAGAGTTGGAACTGTAGCAAATCCATTCACACTAATGTTGTATCCGTAAAACCCAAACACGTTCGATGCAGGAGCGCACACATTTGAATTCTGTGAGGTGATTGTGTAAAGTGTTGAACTCATATCCTGGTCGTACGCGGTAACAATACTACCGGGCCCCGTGAATCCGTTTGTGGTGACTGCTAAAGGTACATACGTCGTGAATGAATAGTTTTTATTTTCGTCTATGGTAAATGTTTGGATGTTTGTATTGTCAAAAACAACATTCGTTGTATCGAATGTATTGTCAAGTACGTAATGAAAATTCTGGCCTTGATCTATATGCGTCGGCCAATTACCTACGGACGAATATACCATTTTTTCGAGGTACAACGCAGACCCTCTAAATTTTAAATAACATGTGGTATCTACGAACCCATGTGAAGAGAATGTGACATTTGCAGAGTATTCAGTGAATAGAGAATCAATTTTTTGGAAAACTATTGAATCTTGAAAAATAGTATACGTGGAAGGTGCGTCAGTAACAACAGATACATTTGAAATTTCGTATGGACTCGAATAGTATACGGTCGCAGAACCAGTAAAATCGCTGTACGACACGCGCAAAGGAACGCCTCCGATTGTAGAAGTCGAAGTTGTCGTGTCGAGTACCATCTCTGTGGATTTGAACATGAGTTTCGAGCTCTCTTCTTTTTGGTACACGAAGTTGTGACTCTGAGCCCATACCGTGATTTCGTACGTGGAATTATTTCCAAACAGATCAATCTTGAAAAAACTATTCTCGTGGAAGTGCGTGGATCCGGATGGAGTGTTCGTGACATGTGGGGCGTGACAGAACGAATACATGTACATGGGTTCCGTGAGATGTGTTCCGTACCTCTTCATGGGTTCTATATACCTGAGGTAGTACCCGGACAAATTGAATCTCTCCTTTTCACCGAAGAATAACGTCACATTATTTATGGCGTCTACATACTCTCCTGTGGAGATGTCCTTTACGGTAAAAAAAAGTTCATACACTGAACCTACTGCGTACACGTGCATATTGACACTCGCCACAGAATCAACTACGGATGTGAATCTCTGAATTTGTTTTATCTTTTGTATGTATGGTGTTTTGGGTACATTTTCAGTCACGTAATAATCAATCATGAGAAATGCACCGCTAAGTTCGACATTTTCATTCAAATTATTGAAGAGGAGTCGTATCTTTGGGGTTTTATCGAATATGAAGAACCCTTCATCGTTCATAATTTGAAATGGAAGTTTCATGTAAAATCTTCCCGGTGAATTCGTGCAAAGTAACTCACCAAGTGTATCCGCTTTTTCAATCGGGACTTTGAATGTGTTTTCCACGTGTATGAATTCACCGTATACGGTTTCGAGTATTTCTTCGTCATTTCCACTCAAAAATTCAGCCTTTTCGAGTATTCTCTCACCGAGTGTATTTTGTTGTTGAAAATCCATGACGAGTCTGATGTTCTTAATCATGTTTCCTGCGCGGGGAATGTTCACTATGACATCAGTTCCATAAAACACCTTTATTGGAAATGGCACTTTGATACTCTGAGAACATTTACGTTCCATCCTAGAATGGACTTTTATTATAATACTCGGTTCTTTCTGCGCCTGAAAATGTCGTTCCATTGAAGAACCCGAGTTCAAAAAGGTATCCGGTATACACTTCTATCGCTATGTTTTGCTTTGTGTTACACAAAAGATTTATAGGCCCAAATTGAGATCCTGCATACGCTGTTAATGTACTCCATGTATTCAAAGGTACTGATCCAATCGAGTTTGAACCGTTGTCGTTAAATATGGTCATACTCGGACTCGAAGATATATTATAATCTCTCGTATATGTGAGTCGTGCACCGCTGTTCAGCATGTCACCTCGGGTAGTAGGGAGAAACGTGTTTGGCTTGTGAATGAATGAAATTTGTTGTGAAAATATGGATGTGGAGCTTTGCATGGAATATCTTGATAACGTAAAACTGTTCGAAGGGTTATTAAAGTAAAGTACATATTTTCCATTTTGAGTTGTGAAAATAGGCGCTTGCGCCGCATCATAAAAAAAGTTTCCATTCCCAGACTGATCGTACCAACGAGTCACGACGCACGATTGTCCATTCGCCCATGTTGTGAATGAGATATCGTCTGAATTTTTAAGGTATGTTTGATTTTCATCCGTGTAAAAATCATCTTCTGCGAGCGTGACGCTATTTCTAAGACGAACTACAGGTCCTGTGTAAAGGATGCTCACACGTCTCATCGAGTATATGGAAACAACATTCGAAGCTGTAGCTGGAATTTCATCAAATAGGTACGTAGGTCCTGGGTCAGGTGGTGTGTACTCGACACGTGCATTGCTCGAAACTTTTGGAAACGAATCGCGAATGTCACTGTAGTCGAACATGAGACCCGCGAGTTCATTTTCAATTGCAAGAATGTTCGTGACGGTTGCGTAGACTACCGTGTTACTGGACATGAAATTTTGATCACGTATACGACTCATGTTTATAGGTCCGTCAAAAACAATCACGTTCGATGTAAGAGGTACATTCACAAAATTTTCAAATGCTGCGATATTGCTCGTATCCGAATCGCAAAACTTTTCGCCGTTCAGGTAAAACGTGTAATTCGGGTCACCTCGCGTGTAAATCACATTCACGGGTCCTCGGATATCACACCGGGGTCTGTTTGAATAGTACAACTGTTTCACTGGTATGATGTGATTTTTAGGAAGTTTATCAACGTTGCTAAAGGTGTTGAATTTTACAGCAAGAGATGCATAGAATTCCGCATCTGTCAACGGGTTCGTTTCTAGCCTGATTTGTACATCGTGTTTCGGAATTGCGTACATCGGAATTTCTATGAATGGTAATTCGAAATAGTACGTACGGTCAAAATCAACTATGTTCAGGTCACCTTCCAAAAGTTTCAGGACTGGTCTATTTTTATAATTTGTAAAAGTCTCTTTGTATGTTTTTATGGATGTACTGTCAAATTCTTGTACGAGTTGTTTACCGATGTACAGACTGATCGTTCGTATCAATTTGTAACATATATCATCAATGTATGAATATGTATTTCCATTCGGGGTCGCGATCCACCCGCATTCTTGAAACGTAACTTGACTCGTGACAGTAGATGAGTTTGTGTCGAATTTGAAGTAGCCGCCAAAAAGCTGGATCGGCTGGTACAAAAATCCGAAAAGACGCGCAGTTTCAAAATTTGAAAATATGACATAATCGATGGTTGTTGCCGCCGTAAATGTAAATTTTGTGCCATTGCTACTTGTGGAAAATGTGACACCAGGTGACGCGCTAAACCAATCTGTCGTCGACGTTTTTGGTATTCTTGAATTTAAAACAATTGTAAATAATTGATTTCCAGATGTATCAAAACCGTACATAAAATCTCCTATTACGGGAACGAGCTGCCATACCCAATTTGTATTTGAAGGCGTGTTCAATTTCGGAAGAACAATTTTGAGAGACATACCTGTAATGTAATCTCCGGATCGGGGAAGTGTCGATATGAGCGTGTCACCGGGGAGGTATGTTCGTGTTTGATCGAATGGGTGTTCGATCGTACGACTCACGAATGGCATCTCGCGTGAGTACACGCTTTTGAAATGCGTAAAGTCAGGCTGATCCGTGAGAAACATGTTTTGCATGCCCTCGTACACGAGGTACACCATTTTTTCTCTACAAGTGTGTCAGTTTTTTATTTTTAAATTTAAAGGACACTTACAGAGATGAATATACAACTTCGAAAGTTTGATCCTTCGAAAATAGCGGATGATAAAGTGTGCGTGGTCATAGGGAAGCGCGGGACCGGTAAGTCGACGCTCGTCACGGACCTTCTGTACCACAAGAAGGACATACCAGCAGGAGTTGTCATGTCAGCTACTGAGGAAGGGAATCACTACTACAAACAGTTCATTCCTGATCTTTTCATATACGGCGACTACAATAAAGAGACGATTGAAAAAGTGATCGAGCGCCAAAAGAGACTCATCGCGGCGAATAAAACGACGCCCGCATTCATTCTGCTCGACGACTGCATGTACAACAAAGCCTTCATGAAAGATACGTGCATCCGGCAATGTTTCATGAATGGCCGGCACTGGAAACTGTTCTTCGTGCTCACCATGCAGTACTGCATGGATCTCAGTCCGGACCTGCGCGCGAACGTGGATTACGTGTTTGTTCTTCGTGAGAATGTGATTCAAAATCGCGAACGTCTGTGGAAATCATTCTTTGGCGTCTTTCCAACATTCGAGCTTTTCAACCAGGTTATGAACGCGTGCACGGAAAACTACGAGTGTCTCGTTCTAGACAACACGAGCAAATCGAACCGGCTCGAGGATTGTGTATTCTACTACAAAGCTCCCATACGCAAAGGGTTCCGTGTCGGTTCCGAAGCTATTTGGAACTACCATCGCAAACACTACAATCCCGGAACGTTCAGAAATCCTCAGATAAATAAGAAAACACACGTTGTGAATATTGTTAAGCGGTGAGAATTTTCACTTCTTCTGATACTATATCATAAAACGCTAATGTACGCGCAGTGTTATTACATGAAATAAATAAAGGCCTATTTAAAGTATTATCATCTATCCTGATAACAACTTCTTGTACTTCCTCTAAAGATTGTCTATACATTTTTACATCATTCTTTTCGTCTTTGTTTGTTACTAACATTGGTAAAAAATCTCCTAGTGACGTTGACGATAATTTTAAGGATCGCATGTTGTGTGAACTTAATTCTTCATACACTCCTGTTGATAGTCTGTGCATTATTTTCAAGTTACCCAGTACGTTCGTCGCCCCTGCTTCCTCATACCAAAAAAAGAAAGATCCGTCGATATTGAAACACATTGAACTAATCTGATATGACAACTCTTCGGTGGACGCAGTGGCAGAAATAGGATTTCCTACTTGTGTGGCTGTAGGCGATGCTGATGTTGTGTCTAGTGTAAAAAAGTTTATCGTATTGTCATTGTATGAAAGTGCTAATAAAGATCCATTGCCCGTAAGTGAAATACCGCGTACTTTTTTATTAGATGGATTAGGTATAGTGATTGAAAGTACTGAATCTTTATATATTTTCACATCAGTGTTATCAAAAAATGCTATAATAGAACCGTCATCGCGTGAAATTGATCCACCAAGTACCTCTTTAGTATGATTTAATTCTAATAAAGGAATAGGCGATCCAATTAATGAATATACGGTAATAAGCGAATCAGTTGTAGAATCGTCTAAGTCATTGGCACTGGTAACCAACAATTTAGATCCATCACCAGTAAGTGAAATAGCACTTATAGCACGTTGTGGAAGTGGAATACTATTCGCGAGTCTATATTCAAACTCTGGAATTGTGAATGTATCACTGTTAACACTCAGTAAACTAGAACCAGCAAGATATACATGGTAAACAGTACCACCTATGAGAGAGGCCCCTCCGTACGATATAGTTGTTCCACTATTTAATTCATCTGCTGATAGAGTAATTACCGAACTCAAAGATGGAAAAAACACAAGTTTGACCGTAGTCGTAAGAGGTATACCTCGAACATCCGCTTGTACATGTAACCCTGTTTTAGACACATTTGTAACCACTGGTTTTCCTATGGATGATCCGCCTCCGCCTCCGCCTCCGCCTCCGCCTCCGCCTCCGCCTCCGCCTCCGCCTCCGCCTCCGCCTCCGCCTCCGCCTCCGCCTCCGCCTCCCCTACCGAATACAAGAACTAATACAATCACCAACACAATTAAAACACCGCCCCCTAAAAATAACATCAAATTTGTTTTTGGTTGTGAAGGCGGTGGTGGAGAATTGTTCATACTTATAAAGAATACACGAATAAAAATTCGAAATGAAGAAAAGGTGTGAGTCACTCACACTCAATGGTAATCAGTGTAAAAACAATGCGCGTACAAATGAACAGTTTTGCTCGTCTCATTCGAAACCACGCAAATCGGGAAATTTTTTAGGACGGTTTAGTACTCTCATGCGAGAGATTGCGCTCGATACGGTAAACCTCCTTCCTAGAACGAATTCTATAGAATCTGATCACGATATATGCTATTACTGTAAAAGGTTCCTCACATCAACTTCGAGAACGGAAGATCATGTGATGAATCTCGTAAAGGATGGTCGTATAAATAGACTCTCAAACTTTAGTAACGTGACAGTTCCGTGCTGTAGGTCATGCAACTCAAAATATGCAAAAGACCCGACAAAACGAGAAACATTTTTTAATATTCCAGAGGAAATGATAGTGTACTACGATATGGAAAAAAAAGACGAAGATGAATTGTACGATATTCTATCGCAAATAAAAACTCTCATGTTGAAATCCCAAACAGTTGTTAATGAATATGCACTTAAAAAATTTATCACTACTAAGTAATAGGATGCAAATCTTTGTAAAGACTCTCACCGGCAAGACAATCACTATGGAGGTTGAATCGAGTGATACCATTGCGAACGTAAAGGCGAAAATTCAAGACAAGGAAGGCATCCCACCCGATCAACAACGTCTCATCTTTGCGGGTAAACAACTCGAAGATGAGCGTACCCTTGCAGATTACAATGTTCAAAAAGAGTCGACATTGCACTTGGTTCTGCGTCTAAGAGGAGGAGCGCGTTCCGTACTTGTGCCCCACTCGTCTCTGTAGGTTCTTGAACCCTTTACCCCCGTTCGGATTGTAATACCTTTGTAGGAATTTTTGAATTCCGGGTGCCCTATATCTCTGTATAACTTTTAGCGCCGTTGGCATTTCTAACGCTCTGCGTGCAGCGTTTTTTTCAGAGACGCCCATCTTTCTAAGAACTCTGTACGTATTCACGTACGCATTTACGTTTTTATGTTGGAGCGCTTTGCCCTTTGTAGAACGAAGATTCTGTGCAGTCCTAACTATCGCGATCGCATTTTGACGAGTCAAATTAGGGTACTTGCGAGTCAAAACGCGCGCATGCGAGTTGTTCAGCGCCTTGTTCGCGGCTTTGTTGCGTGAATTGCTACTACCGGTCTTGTGTCGCATGTAATTATTCACAAATTTGTTTACATTTTGACGGTTTGCTAAACCAGGTGCAGCGCGCGTCAAAGCAATCACGTTATTGTGGTTCAAGTTTTTAGATCTGAATGTATGGATCCAATTTGCGTATGCGTTTATTTGATTTTTGTTAAGGTGCATCAGTTGTTTAGCGAGCTTGAGTTTCCAGTTCATATTATTAGTATTGTGTTTCGAGAGTACTCGAAGAGCGTGTATGTAATGTCTTACTCGATTCGTTGGAACGTTAGTATTAATGTTGTTATAGTGACCAATCTCATACATTAGAAGCGTCGCTACATTATTTGGGTCATGAGTCCAAAATAAAGGGCGCGTCATTTTTTAAAATGTACTGAGAATAAAAACAGATGATGGAATTATACAGAGCAGGTCCTTTAAAGAACGAAAATTACGTATGGTTGAGTGGATTGAATGTAGCAAGAGAGTACGCAGAACCAAGACCCCCGAACAAGAATCGCAATAAGATTTACAAGTACACAGCCCCTAGAAAATTAAAATTAATCAATTTATCGAATGTCAATATCGTTAGACATATATTAAATCAGGCGAATGGTGGCGGATTCAGCAGAGCTTTGCAACAACGCATAAAAATAAGTCCGAATGGTCGCAGTGTCATAAGAAGTTCGTATCCTATGGGTGACAGAATTCTCGCAAATGTCGTGAAACAAATGAAAAACAAATACAAATACAATTACAATGGTTGGCACTGGCCAGCGGGCAAAGGTATTTTACACGAAGAGTTTCTTATTCTGAACCCGAACACTAGAAATTTCAGTAGCCTCAATGGAAGAAGAGGAATAAACAAAAAAATATCATACTCGAGTGTAAACAGAATCAGACAAAATAACGGAAAACCGCCTCTGAACAAATTACTCCCGTTTCATAAACAACGCGCACAGATAGAGGCTCGCGAAGCCGCAGAGCGTCAAAGAATCAGGCGCGAAGCCGCAGAGCGTAACGCCGCTGCCGCTGCCGCCGCGCGTAAACGCAAAGCGATTAATACGGCAAAGGTAAAAATGAAGTACAATAACAATAACAACGCATCGAGCAACAAGAACAAGACTCCGTCACCGCCCAAGAATCGGAGTAAAAGACCTAAAAGTATCAGAAAACGGACCGTGAACACTAACACAAACTAGTTTGACTTCTTTGTACTATTCCACCTAACAGACTTATGAAGAGTAAACCAGCCATGGTTCGCGAATCAAGACCCTTGAATTTTACGAGGATCGACGCAACGAGAACGAGGAATGCCATGAGTGACTGAAACTTTTTAGACCACCA